GACACACAAAACTAGGAAATACAATAATAGATCCTTTTGGTAATATCTCTTTACATTGTATTCTGTGTTTTGATTCATCTCGCATATGTGGATCGTAGTTTCTAAAATCAAATTCTAATTCACCACCCTGGTATTCTGAACCATCTGTCAACTGACAGGTCATGGATAATTTTCTAATCTTACCATGTTCAGGTGTATCGGGTTTATCATAAGGTTTTTCCCAACTATCACAATGCCAATCATAATATTGGTTTAATTTATATTTTGTAAACTGACAAGACTCACTTCTGTCCCAATCAAAATTCCAACCAGCCATTTCATTAGCTTCGTGAACATATGGATGTAATTCTTTATATATCCAAGTATCGTTTAGCCATACTAAATCTGATTTTCTTTTTCTTTGTAAATTTTTAACTTCTTCTTTATTTAATTCTTTATCACCATAGCCACCAGTCCTAGCCATAACTTCTTTTTGTGAGTTAGCATATTTAATAACATCATCACAAAATTTAGGTGTAAGCACACCACTAAAATACCAATAATAATTAGATATATTCATATGTTATAGTTTGCACAAAATTTAAACTATCCTTTTGATTATTAGTTATGTAATACATATTAGTTGATGGAAACATAATAAATTTGTTGTTAGTTAATGGTATATCCCAACTTCTACCTTTACGTCTATTGTCTTCATAATGTATTCTGACCATACAGTCTTTGACTTTTACACCATATAATAATGTGTAATCTGGTGAATTACGTAAATCTACAGGATCTATATTTAATAAAGGAATTGTTGTCTCTTGAGGCTTATACATATTTCCCCAAGTTTCTTTGTTAACTAAAGTAAACCCATAGTCTAAATTTACATGATCTCTCATATAAGTATTTAACATATCGAATGTACGTGAGAATGGAAAATCTTTGTTTTGAATTACTGATTGTAAAATATCGATTGATAATTTATCTCGGTCAATATCCCAACCTTTGGGCATTGCCACATCACCATAATATAGAGCTTGCTCTGTTAATACTTTCTTCTGCATACCACCACCATTTTTAATTTATGCTTTGCTGTCTGTCAAGTCCCAAGATTGATTAGCTTCATTCCAAACGTAGTGCCATCTGTGAGTATCAGCTGTATTTTGTGATTCTTGCTCTGCAGTTAATGCAGGAGCATCACCAATAGGTGATTTCCAAGTTGCAGTCGTAGTATCTTTTACCCAAGATGCATATGGTTTTCTAGGCCAAAAAATTTGATTATCTTCATCCCATTCATAACCTATACCTGCGTAGTTACCCCTTAAAGGTGTTCCGCCATCTGAATGTTGATTCCCTGATGTATTGTAAGATGTTTGAATCCACATTTGTGCAGGCCAGTTGTTGTGTGTTTCTAACCACTGTTGACCCACTGTTTCATCTTCAACACCATCAGCGTTTAACATTTTATCGTTATCCATAGTTAATACCTGGATAACTTTTCCGTTAGCTCCTAGTTTTGCAAAATGTGCCATAATGTTTCTCCTTATATATTAATTTTAATTACCGTTCAACTATTGAAATTTATACCTTATTATTACTATACCAGATCCACCTGCGCCACTAATTGTACCATCAGAGACTGGTCCTCCGCCACCGCCACCACCAGTGTTTACTGTTCCAGCAGTAGAATGACAACCTCCTGGTGAAGGTGCTCCTGCTCCACCACCGCCTGTTCCACCGCTTCCACCTGCAGTGCTTGTTCCTGCTGGTCCTGCTCCACCACCGCCACCACCACCTGCTCTTGCTGTTGGTGTTCCATCAATAGATGAAGTTGCTCCTGTTCCTCCGTTTTTATTAAAAGGTGAATCTTGTCCTTGACCTGCTTGTGTTGCTCCACCACCACCACCACCGATAGGATATGGTGAACCATTTTGTCCTTGAGCTGGACTTACAGGAGGTGTGTTTCCTGTTCCACCTGATCCACTACAAGTAGCTCCTCCACCAGAACCACCATTTGCACCACTTAAACCACCAGCTCCTCCACCACCGCCACCACCAGCTCCTGTGATTCCACCAAAACTTGAATTACTTCCAGACGCACCTTGACCTGATCCTATTCCTGGTGTTCCACCACCTCCAACTACAATTGGATAACCTTGTGCTGTAACTGTGACTCTATTTGCAGGTGTAGAGTATCCATTTAAAGGACTAGCTGTATAACTATCTACATCGGTATTTTTAACTTCTCTAAAACCACCAGCTCCACCACCTCCAGCTGCAGTAGTAGTAAAAGGTGCACCACCACCTCCAGCACCGCCACCACCTACGATTACATAAGAAACTATATTTTGTGTTGCATTAGTGGCTACAGAACTTACGGTAAATGTTCCTGGACCTGTAAATTTATGAATTTTAAAATCTCCTGAAGTTGATTCAGTTCCACCACTAGCTGATATAAATGATGCTCCAACTACATTGGATGTTGCATCATTAATATTTTTCCATCCTTCAGTATCGTCAACATAAAGAAAAGTTAATGATATACCCTCTGTAGCTATAATTGTATCTGAAGCTACTCCACCAATTTTTTGAGAACCATTTGGTGAAATTGTTAAATTGTTTGTTTGAAAACTATTAGTGTAATCTGCAAAAGCAACAATAGATCCTGCTGTGCCAGATGGTAAATTTGCAGTAACTGCTCCACTTGAAGTATCTACAAAAAATCCTTGACCGTTTACTGCTGTAAAAGTTGATGTTTTTGTAGTTGTTTGCCAATCTACAGTTCCTGTTCTACCAAAACCTGATGCAGTGCCAGAGTTTGTAATTGTTGCACCAGCAGGAATTGTAATAGTGTCACCACTATCTCCTAACTGAACTGTACCACAATTTGTTCTTGGACTAATTTTATTTACTTTTACTTCACTCATAATTTACCTATTGAAATTTATACCTTATTATTACTATACCAGAGCCACCTGCAGATCCACCATTAACACCACCTCCAGGGTGAGCGCCGCCACCTCCGCCACCGCCTCTGTTGGTTGTTCCAGCAGAAGATGCTGCCGCTGCACGACCGCCTCCGGTTCCACCAGTTCCGCAAGGAGATGTACCACAACCACTTGCATTTTCAAAACCTGCACCACCTCCACCACCAGCGTAAGCTAAAGGTGATCCTGTAATACTTGTTGTTGCACCAGTTCCGCCAGTTCCACCTACTGAACTTCCTGGTCCGGGAGATTGATTTGTTCCATTTCCTCCAGCTCCAGTAGCACCACCTCCACCACCAGATCTCATTGTACAACCACCAATGTGTTGTCCAGTTCCTCCAGGTTGTCCTTGAGCTGGACTTACTGGGGGACTATTTCCACTACCACCAGGATTTACACCAGTAGGAGCAGATCCTCCCGATCCACCTCCAGATCCTCCTGCTTGTCCAGTTGCCCCAACTGATGCTCCTGGAAAAGTACTTTGAAATTTTCCACCACCGCCACCACCTGCAGATGTTATTGTTGAAAAAACTGAATTACTTCCATTACCACCTAAATTTGCTGGTTTACAACCACCTGATCCACCAGCCCCAACTGTTATTGGAAAAGCTGCTGCCGTAACTGTAACTGCTGTTCCGCCTTCTATAGGTGAAGACGTATAAGAATCTACTGGACTTTTACTTTCTCTAAAACCTCCAGCACCACCACCGCCACCACCACAAGATCCGCCGCCAGCACCACCTGCTACAACAAGATGTGAAACTTCGTTATTTGCTGCAACACACGCAATTTTAGTAACTGTAAAAGTTCCTGGTCCTGTAAATGTATGAATTTTGTAATCACCTGAACAAGTTACTGTTCCACCAGTTGCTTCTATAAAAGGATTTATTCCTGTTTCAGTATCTTCTGCATTTTGCACATTGATCCATCCTTCAGTGTCATCTACGTAAACTAAAGTTAAAGCTTGACCATTTACATCTAAATCTACAGTCTCTGCCTCTCCACCAATTTTTTGAGATCCATTTGGTGATATTGTTAAATTATTTGTGTTAAAAGTTCTTGTGTAATCTGCGACTGCAACGATAGCTCCAGCAGTTCCTGCAGGTAAATTCATTGTAAAAGCAGAAGAAGATGTATCTGCAAAATATCCCTCTCCACTCGCTGCTGTAAATGTGCCTGTTTTAATAGATCCTGTTTGCCAATCTACTGATCCTGATCTACCAAAGCCTGACTGACTTGCTCCACTAGCTAATGATACTGTGTCTCCACTTGCACCAATTGTAATTGTTGTGCCAGATTGATTTACAATGTTACCACCATCAGATGCTTGTAATGCATTTGATTTTACAATATTACCTGCAACGGCAACTGTATCACCAGCTGCACCAACTGTAATTACATCACCACTTTCGTTGATAATGTTATTATCATTTTGGTCTGATATGTTATCTACTTTTATTTTACTTGTCATAATTATTGAAACCTATATCTTATTATTACTATACCTGAACCTCCATTTGCACCACTAGTTCCTGGATCAGAGCCGCCACCACCACCGCCGCCACCGCCACGATTAGTTGTCCCTGCAACAGCGTTTGAAGAGTCTTCATCTGCACCGTCTCCTCCTCCACCAGTTCCTCCAGGTGCACCAGATGCTCCTGAACCATTTGAAGATCCACCACTTCCACCTCCACCAGCATATGCCACTGGACTTCCTGAAATATTTGTTGTTGCTCCTGCACCACCTGGACCTGCTGTATTAGGACCTGGAGATGGACTACCTGCTACTGTAGCACCGCCTCCTCCACCAGCTGCATTACCTGTGGCAGTTCCTCCATTTGTACCTTGTGAAGGACTTACTGAAGGAGTGTTTCCTGTTCCTCCAGGATTACCACCGACACCACCACCACCTGATCCTCCAGATGCTCCGGCTTGAGGGGTTGGACTTGATCTATTAGCTGCACCACCACCACCTGTTGAAGTTATGGTTGTTGTGCCTGCAAAAATTGAATTACTTCCACTACCATTTGCAGCCGGACTACCTGTGCTTGCAGGAGCTGGAAAAGGTGCTTTTGATCCTCCGGCACCTACTGTCACTGGAAAAGGAGAGGCAGTTAATGTTATGGCTGATCCTCCTTTTAAAGGAGATGTTGAATAACAACCAGAAACTGCTCCAGGAGATTCTCTATAACCCCCTGCTCCACCACCGCCTCCAGCGTTTCCTGAATCAGTCGCTCCTCTACCACCAGCACCACCTCCAGCTACCACTAAATAATCAACTGAATTTGCACCTGCAGCGTTACCTGCACAAGATACGCAAAACGTACCAGGGCTTGTGAATGTGTGAACTTTAAAATTTGTACAAACAGTTGAGATTGTTCCACCTGTTGCAGTAACAAAAGCTGGAACTATTCCTGTCTCCGTGTCTTCTGCATTTTGAACATTGACCCAACCTTTAGTGCCATCAACATATACTAAAGTAATTGCTTGACCATCAACATCTAATGTTAAATTTGCTGCTACTCCTCCAATTTTTTCAGAGCCGTTTGGTGATATTACAAAATTATGTGTATTAAAATTTCTAGCGTAATCAGCAAAAGCCACAATAGCACCTGCAGATCCTGCAGGTAAATTGGCTGTTATAGAGCTGCTTGAATTTATAAAATATCCTTCTCCACTAGCTGCAGTAAAAGTGGAAGTTTTAGGAGTTGTTTGCCAATCGACAGAACCTGATCTACCAAATCCTGATTGAGTAGCACCAGAAGCTAGTGAAACTGTTCCACCAGATCTACCAATAGTTACAGTTGTTGCATCTACCGTTGCAGTTTTACAAGCTCCACCACCAACTGTTAAAGTTGTGCCGGATTGTTGTGTTATTTCATCTACTTCTATTTTACTCATTAAACTACTACTACCGTTCCTGTTATTGTTTGAGTTCCAGTTACTGTAACTGGTCCTGCTAATACTGCATTACTAATTGTTTGATCATCAGACAAAGTTGATGAATGATTAAAAGCATAAGTTGAAGCTAA